TGCATTAGATATCACTTCAACGTCTCCATTGGCTGCTGGTACAGTTTCAGTTGCTGAAAGAACGACAATTTTGTGTGTTGCAGATACTGCAGGTTCATTGAACAATAAATATTTCACAATCAATTCTCCAACTGTTGCTTATTACGTTTGGTTTAACGTAAACTCTGCAGGTGTAGATCCTGCAATTGCAGGCAAGGTTGCAATTCCTGTCGCTATCGCAACTGGAGCAACAAACGCACAAGTTGCTACTGCAGTTGCTGCTGCTTTAGATGGTTTAAATGCATTCGTAGCAACTGCAGATACTGCTACAGTAACGTCTACAAATGCAGTGAAGGGTGTAGCTACAAACGCTACAGACGGAAATGCAGGAGTTACAACGACTGTAACGATTGCAGGTGCAGATACTCCTTATTCAGTTACATTGACAGTTGTTGGTGCTCACGGAGGTAAAACTTGGACAGTATCTACCGGAACACTTCCAGAAGGATTGACTTTAGCACCAAAAACTGGAATCATTGCAGGTAATCCTTCAGCGACTGGCGCTTCATCTTTCACAGTTACTTGTACAGATGATTTAGGACAAGCAAACACTCAAGCATTGGCAATTACGGTTGCATAATATTAATTAAGCCCAAGATCGCTCTTGGGCTTTAATCTTTTTATCATGTTAGGAAACAATTCATATTCAGTGAAAAACGCATCATCTTCAATGGGATCTCCGGTTGGAGAATGTTTCGTTGAAGTAGATATGTCATTGATTGGATCTACACAAGTAGTTTCGATTGACGATGCATTTTCTTTAGGTGCTAAAATAGTATCATGTCAAGTAGTTGCTGTAGGATTGACGGGATCGTTTAATGGTACAGTTGATTTAGCGCAATCTAACGATGGGTTAAATTGGGATACTTTGGGAATTCAAAACTCCTTAACTGCTGCGAATCAAAGTGGTACATTAGCAACTGCAACTTTTAGTGGTAAGTATTTGGGTGTAAAAATTACTAAGGGTGCAATTTTAGCAGGTTTAGTTCGCCTATATTTTGTTGCCAAACACTCATAATTATGGGCGAAGTTATAGGATTAATTCAAACTACCGTCAATGAGACCGAACAAAGAGGTCATGCCGGTCAAGCATTTACATTCACTCATTTAGATGAGGGAGTTGCAAATAACGCATCTTCCGACACTTTAATAGTTACAGATGGGTTTCAATCACATTTAACTTTCTCGGCTGCAGGGGGAGGTGATATTTATGTTGAAATTTTCGAAGACGCAATCACATCGTCGACTGGATCAGGATTATCAATGTTCAATGTCAATCGAAATAGTATACTTACTCCAAAGTCTCAAGCATTTCACTTACCAACAATCACATCTACCGGAACACTATTGAAGAAGATTTTCGTTCCTGGAGGTTCTGGAGGGAGGTCTTCTGGATCAATTGGGGCAGGTCCAGTGCGCGATGGTGCTGAAATTATATTGAAAAAATATACAAATTATTTGATTCGCATCACCAATAAATCTGGCCAAGCTAAGACCATCTCAGGAGACTTTATTCTTTATGAGCGAAATATTGTCCTATAAATACTTGGAGTGAAGAAAAATTATTAAACATCTGTAAATTGTGAAAAGAAGATTCAACAGTACCATTACATTTCAATCTGTCCCGTTGCAGGTAAATATTTTCAATCTACCTTTACATCGGGAAGGGAAGGGAGCGGTTAAAAGCCGGTTAAAGAAAGCCTCTCAAGCTTAATAGCCTCTTAACGGATTATATTCCTATTTAGCCGGCTAAATACATTAAAATAAGATATTAATAATATTTGCAACTCGAAAATGAATTTTAATTTTAAGACCATTCTATCCAATGTGTTTGGAAGTAAAGAAAAAAACCTGCAAAAAGGTCTTATTTCTCAATTACAAGAATCCATCAAAGTATCTCAAGAGAAAGTTACATTTCTTCAATCTTCAAAAGATGAAGTTATAAAGGCTTTCGATAAGGTTAATGATGAAACAGCTCAAGTATTCGAGAAAGCGTCTCAGGATGAGGATAAAGAATCAATTCAACGAAGATTTAATCGATATGAGAGAAATTTCTTTAAAGAATTGGCTGATATCAATCAAGAGATTCAAAAAGCTGAAAGTGATATCATAGACTTTCAACATCAACTTAATTTAATCATCAATCCTTCAATTGAAAAAGCTGAAGTTGTTGCTGAGAAGAATTACTTCGAACACTTATCTTTCGACACCAATGTAGAATCTATCTCATTTCAACAAGTATGTGAAATGTTGACAAAGGCAATCGATATGGGAGCCCTTACGGAACGTAGAGATGCTCCTATAATCGTTTCCGAAGAAGATTATATTGAATCAGCAATGACTTTAGCTACGGCAAAGGAAGAGGGGTTGTTGAAGGGTGAATTGTTAGAGAAAGCAATTCATAATCTTTCTCATCTTACTCCAACGAGAATTCAAGTAACTACAAGAGATGGGCGAGTATATACTAAAACAGTATACAAGAAATTTGAAGAAAAGACGCCAGAGAAAGCTGCAACGTTTTTAGATCAACAGGCATTTGAGCATAGAATGAGTGAAGGTGATTTAATCAACGCTCATTTCAAAGGATGGAGTTCTGGAACATCACTGAACGCTTCAAAGTTGAAGATTACTGAAATACATCCAGATCATATTGTTGCGAAATTTATCGACAACTATACATCACCAACTGGATATACTTACGGACCAAACGCATCTCTCGATCAAGGCAAGTCTGTGAAGTTGCCGCGAACATCTTCTCCTAACTGGAATCAATCTGAAAGATTTAGCGAATGGGTGGATCCTGCAATTGAAAGAGATCGCGCAAGACAAGCTGAACTTGCAAATGCAACAGTGCACGAGGCTGATTTGAGACGTCTCTCTCAAACACACGAAGTAGACATGAATTCATCTACCGAAACTGCCACAGACATTACTCATGAAAATCAAATCCATAATGGAGATGCGGTTCGTTTCACAAAAGATAATCAATTGGTTGACGGAAGAGTAAAGTCAGTATGGAGACAAGCTGACGGTAAGGGTCGATTGACAATTGCATTGCCAGATGGTACTCAGATTTATAAACAAATTCCTCCTACGCGTGGAGGTAAAGTTGAGAAGGTTGTAACTGGGCAATCTGTTCAAACAACAGTTCCTGGAGCACCTCCAGTTGTAAGAAATCCATCTACAATGGACTCTACGATGATTCGAAATCTGGCAGCAATGAGGTTAACTGGAACCAGCGACATGACAGATGGTTGGGTTCAGCAATATAACGAACATTTTCCAAACCTTGACTTAGGTGAAATGGTAAACTCTCTATCTAATGAGATTAGAGCGGCAGGAGTTCAGCGATTAGTTAAATCGATTACAGTTAATCCGCGAGGAGCTTTTGTGTTACTTATAACAGGAACTGGAGGATTTAAACTTGAAAGAAATTTTAGAACGCAAAAAGATTTCACTTCACCTACTCAAAGTGAGGGTGGAACATCCGTATATCACGCTTACTTCAAGGTAGGGAGTGACGTTAATCAAGGAGGTGGTCTTGGTAAGAAAATCTTTAGAATTCTCAACAAACAATATCGTCGTGCAGGAATTACTGAATTAGAAGTATCTGCCAACATTACATCTGGAGCATACGCTTGGGGTCGTTATGGATTTACTGCAACGAAAAATATGGCACTTGAGAAAGCAAACGCTTTCGCTCACTACGTTGGTCGTGAAATGGATATCGATGAAAGAGGTACCAGAACTAAGTATACAGTTACGCGAGACGACGCAGAGAAGGCTAAAAAGGTAGTGGAAGATTTCTACAGAAACAATCCTGAGACAACAAGATTCCCAATGGATTATATATGTCAAATTAACGGAGGGAAGCCTGCTAAGATTGTTATGAATGGCAATAACTGGAAAGGTTTCTTGAATTTAAAAGATCCAATTCAAAGAGATCGTTTCGAATCATATATCCAATATTAAGATGGAAAAGCAACTAACATTCGGAGAGAAATTAGTAGGTTTACATTTCAATCCGGCGAATGACGATAAGGTTTCGCAAGCGAAAAGATTATTTGCAGACGCTGCAGATTTACTTGAAAAGGAATATCGTGCTCACAATATGGCAGGAGATCCTTTCGCAGACAGACTCTTCAACAATGCCGTAGGAGAGTTATTGAATGCGCAAATGAATGTAGTTAAAGTATTAACACTGAATAAGTAATGGCAGAAGAAAAATTAGTAGGTGACGATGGATTTGGTCCAGTAGAAAGTCAAGCTGCAGCAGATTGTGCAGCATACTACACATATAAAGGATATATGCGTGATCTGAAGTATTCTCACGAACAAGCATTGAACACGATCGGATACTCTGAAGAGGAATTTAAGCCAATTTTAGAGCAGTATGAACCAACAGACAATATGCTATCATAATGAAACAATCAGGAAGTGATTTTAGATTTTTCGTTCCTTTGGAATTAACAAAAGGAACTGACGAGAAAGGAAAGAAGGTAATGAAGATTGGAGGTATTGCCTCTACTTCAGATGAAGACTCAGATGGTGAATTCTTGGATCCAGAAGGTTTTGATCTTCAATATTTCTTGAAGTATGGTTTCTTGAATTGGCACCACCAATCAAAAACGAATCCAGCCGCTATCGTAGGAGAACCTACAGTAGCTGAAATTCGCGACAAGAAGCTATACATTGAAGGAGAGTTGTATGCAGATAGTCCTTTAGCGAAAGACATCTATACACTTGCAGAGGCGCTTAAATCAAGTAATTCTGGACGTCATTTGGGTTTCAGTATTGAGGGTAAAGTGACTGAGCGTGATGCAATGAATCCTAAGATTGTTAAACAAGCACAAATCACAGGATGTGCCATTACTCCAACTCCAAAGAATTCTCAAACATTAGCTGAGATCATCAAAGGGCACGGTGCTGACGTTGAAGATTATGAATTTGAAGACAGTCAAGATGCTAATGGTGGAAACTCTGAATTCATTTTAGATATCACAAAACCAACCGGAGAGCGCATCACTGTAGATAAGGATTTGAATGTAACGATTAAAGCAATGGAAGCAACCGGAAATGGTGCATCTGTAGTACGTGAAAGTTTAGGAGGTCAAGTGATCGACACTCAAAAAATTGGGCAGAAGAAAAGAAAAGATTTAACTAAGGGTGAAGTTTATGGTCAGATTTTTCAGTATCTTCACGATGCAGATATCGAAAAAGCTAAAGATATCTACACAGTTATAGAAACAATTTATAAATCAGAAAATAACAACTCAATGGAAAAAACAATCTCTCAAGAAGCTATCGACAAAGCGTTCACTGTCTTAGGAATCAGTAAATCTGTAGGGTCAGAAGACTCTTCTGACGATATTACGAAAGCGCAAGACGCTGAAGCTTCTGCAGATGCAGATTCAAAAGGTGAAGATACTGCTGAAGATTATGCTGAAGATGGCGACAAAAAAGACGCTGAAACTAAAGCTAACGCAGAAAAAGCTGACGACGAAGAAGATCTTGCTGCAAAAGGAGATATGTCCGATGAGGAGTACAATGCAATGAAAAAGGCTTGTGAAGATATGTCCAACGAACTTTCTAAAATGAAGAAAGCTATGGATGCTTACGAGACTAAGAAAGCAATGGGTACTGAAGGCGATACAATGGGTACTGCTGCAGCTACTGAAGGTGGAACAGAGAATCCAGGCGATAATGTAGGTGAAGTGAAAAAAGGTATTGAGGGTGACAATGTTAGTCCATTAATGGAATTGATTAAAGCTGAAAATGCAAAAGTTCTTGATTCTGTATCTGCACTTGGAACGATCCAAAAAGCATTGTCTGAAAACTTTGACAGTTTAGAAGGACGTCTTTCTGCAATTGAGAATTCAACTCCAGGAAGAAAATCAGCAACATCTGCTGCATACATCGAGAAAGGTTTCGATAAAGATCAAAATTCTAACAACGATGGAATTACAACTCTTTCAACGAACCTACACAAAGCACAAATCTTAGACATCTTAGATTCACGTGCAGGAATTACAGAACACGGAGTAGCTAATATGGCGTTTGCAAATGCAATGACGTTGTATGAAGCATCTGGAGTGTTAAAACCAGAAATTGCACACAGACTATTGGTGGATGAAAAAATCCGCGTAGTTGCATAATATTAAAAGCATAAATCGTAATATCAAAATCGGAAAATTTTTACAAATCTTAAAATAATTCAAATGAACGGATTAGGAATTAATTTGGCAGATTATCAAGCGGGGTCTATGGACAACCAAGCTTTGTTTGATAACGCAAGCACAACTCCAGAGCAATTAGCTGAATTAAGCAAAGCGATGGAAGCTGGAAGTACTACTGGTAGATCTCTTGCAGATCAAGAAACAGCTGGTGGAGCTTTAAAAACAGAATCTCTTGAAAAGAACTTAAAACTTCTTACATTCAAGGATAGCGATATTCGCTTCTGGAAAAGAATGCCTAAAGCTGCTGCATACAATACAGTAGAAGAGTACAACCAATTAAAGTCTTACGGGGCTGACAGAGGTGGTTTCAACAACGAAGGTGAATTACCAGAAGAAGAAGATTCTATCTATGTAAGACGTGCGGAGTTGGTGAAATTCTTAGGTGTAACTAAAGCAGTTTCACATCCAATGCAATTAGTTAATACTCAAATTGGAAATATGATCCAACGTGAGGTTACTAACGGTATCCAATGGATCCTAAGAAAAGCTGACCGTGGTTTATTCTGGGGTGATGACAAAACTACTCCTCAAGAGTGGAGAGGTCTTTACGCTCAACATGCTGCAAACGATGAGTTCGCAACACTTGATGCTTACCAAGATTCTGAAGTTGTAATCGATTTAAGAGGTCGTCGTTTAGGTGAGGCTGAAATCGAAGATGCTGCCAATGCAATTATTAGAAACTTTGGATACGGTAATTTACTTGTAGCTCCTCCAGTAGTGTTGAGTAACTTTGTAAAATCGTTCCACGCTTCTAAATTGATCCAACCAAATACTGCTGCATTAACAAATGGAGTTATGGGTCAAAGAGTTCAAAAATTCCAATCTCAATTCGGTGAAATTGATTTGGAATATGACATCTTTGCTGCTAAAGCAGGACCACGTCGTTTGTCTGATCCAGCTACTTCAACAAAAGCTCCTGCTGTTGTTGCTTCTGTTTCTCTTGCTGCTGCTTCTGCAGGTGCATTGAAATCTCGTTTCGCTACTGCTGATGCAGGAGATTACGTTTACGCTGTTGCAGCGAAAAACCGTTACGGTGAAACAACTCCTACTCAAGTTGGTGCTGCTGCAGTAACTGTTGCTGCAGGAAACAAAGTAACATTATCTTTCACAGATGGTGGTGGTGCTTACCCTGCAACTGGATATGTAGTTTACCGTTCAAAGAAAGACGAGACTGCTGCTACAGCATTATTGTACCCAATCTTTGAAGTATCTGCTGCTGAAAAAGCTGCTGGATATGACGGAGCAACTGCAGGTTTAGTTCTTGATTTAAACAGATGGTTGCCAGGTACTGAGCAAGCAATGTTACTTCAAGGAGATTCTGAAGTTATGGAATTCAAACAATTGGCACCATTAATGAAAATGGATCTTGCTGTATTGAGTCCTTCAAAACGTTTCATGTGTTTACTTTACGGTACGCCGATCTTGTATGCACCGAAAAAAATGATTCGTTTCATTAACATCGGAACTGCTGTAGCATAATCGCTATAAGAAATCTGAAAATAAGAAAAGGGGTCACTTAATTGTGACTCCTTTTTTTTATTGGTATATTTATCGAAAATTTATTTAAAATTGTATTATGTCAGAAACAACGAAAATTACGACAAGCAAGTCTCATAGAGGTGGTCAATCATGTATCATTGGAGAGATCATTGTAAAGTTTGATGAGAATTTAGAGGCTATCGTTGATACGGCAGATCTTGAAACGTTAATTGCTCAAGATTCGTCTTTATCTTATGAAGGTATGCCGAAAGAAATTATTGAAGTAGCTACAATCAAAGAAGAGGTGACTGAAGAGGTTGATAATTCTCACGTTGATTCGTTTACTGCAGAATTAGATGCGGCAAATGGTGGCACTATTGAAGAGAATCCGGAAAAAGTAAACATCGTAACTGGAGAGGTCGTTGAGGCTACTTCTGTTGAAGATGATACAATTGATGATGTAGATTTGAGTGATTTAACTTTAGCTGCATTGAAAGAAACAGCAAAAGAAGCTGAATTGCCTTCGTCTGAGTGGAAATCTTTGAAAAAAGATGACTTGGTAGCATATTTGAAAACAAAAATCTAATTAAAACAAAATGCCGTCACAAAGTTTTAAAATAAGAATTGCAAAAAACGAGGGACTTATCATGAGTCCCTCTGAATTAATTGAATTTTATTTCTTTGGAATTCCCTTGAAGTCTGCTGACGGAAAACAATTTCCAGAGCACGTCTTAAAGTCATGGATCCGATATGCTCAAGAAGAAATAGAGGGGTATCTGAACTTAAAACTTACTCCTCAAATTATCGAAGAGAGACATGATTTCAATCGCCAAGATTATAGTGATTGGGGCTTTATTCGCTGTTCATATCCAGTAGTCAGTGCAATTGCATTAACTGGAAACATTAATAACGTAGAGCAGGTTGTTTATCCGGTAGAGTGGCTTTCGGCAAGAAAAACAAATGACAATACTTCGTATTTTAGAAACCTCTATACAGTACCTTCGGGCGCAACTGCAGCACAATATTCGGGAGTGATGCCGGTATCGGGCTATTTTGGCGCTGCCCATATTCCTAATTATTGGAAAGCTACATACTATACAGGTTTTTCTAAAACGCCAAGCGATATTCTAAACGCTGTAGGTAAGATGGCTTCCATTAATCTATTTCACGTAATGGGAGATATTATTCTTGGAGCAGGTATCGCTTCACAGTCGATTGGTATCGATGGCCTATCTCAATCTATCTCATCAACATCTTCTGCTACTAACTCGGGATACGGTTCAAGGATTGTAGGTTATTTAACCGATCTAAAAACTAATATCCCGCGATTAAAAGCAAAATATGATGGATTTAACATGACATCTCTGTAAATACTCTTAAAATGGAAGAAACAAGTAATTTAACAATCAGTATCTCTGCATTTAAAGGATCGAACATTGAAAAGTCTTTTTACAATCCTACAATTATAGAGAAAGCCGTCGAAGAGCAACAATATGCTGATGTGATTTATATGCATCACATGGGCGTGTTAATGTTGCGCAGATCAAAAGAAGACTCTTTCGAGCCGAACAAATTATGCTTACCTGGAGGAAAAATTGATCCAGGAGAAACTCCAAAATTTGCTGCCATTCGAGAAATGTTGGAAGAGACTGGTCTCGATATTGAGGGTGAAATGATTGTTGCAACATCTAAGATTGGGCCATGTAATTATTTTTTAAGTTTTTGTTCAGAAAAAGATCCAATTATTATACTGGATGAAGATGAGCACTATCAATATGTTTGGATGTCTCACAATGACATCGTCAAAGAACCTGCAGAGTCGTTTATCTTAAATCTAAAGAAACGTCTTTGTGAAATGTTACATATTCAATCATAATGAGCGCAGACGGTAAAAGTGGTCCTCAAAATATAGTCAGACAGACCATTCCCAATTTAGGAGGACAGGGTCAGGTTAATTTCATTAAAAGCAATTTCGACGCGATTATTGAAATGAAAGGATATCGCGTCTATCACGATAAGGCAATTAAGTGTCCTTGTAAGGTAGAGACGATTGATCATTTATCTAACTGTCAAAATTGTGGAGGTTCTGGTTGGGTATTTTATAATCGAATTGAGAGTAGAATGATTTTACGATCAATGAATCTCTCAACTCAATATAAAGATTGGTCAGAATTAACTTTAGGTACCGTAAATCTAACAGCACGAGACGTAGATAAGTTAGGTTACATGGATCGAGTGACTGTAATAGATGCAAGATCTGCTTTCAGTGAAACGATATATTTAAAAGTATTCAAAGGAGTTCATATTGGGTACGTGACATACGATATTGTTGAAATTGAAGACATTTTCATGTTCGCATCAGCCAACAGTAAATTGACGAGACTGATCGAGGGAGAGGATTATTCAATACGCAACAATGCAATTATTTTAACGTCCAAATACGATACATATCCAAATGTTTGCGTATCTTTACGTTACATACATTCTCCAATGTATCACGTCATTGACTTGCCGCGAGATACGATGGTTGCTCCAATACTTAACAATGCTGGAGTTCCAGAAGATCAACAAATGCCAGTCTCTGCAGTTGCAAGAAGAGCACACTACGTACTGGATGCACAGAATTATGTTGGTGATTATTTATTTGATAATAGTTATTTAGATCCTTGTTGATATGAAAGAAGTAATACAAGAAGTAGCACGTAGACGTGAGATTGTAAATTCACAAATTTTAGGTTCCTTTGAGAAGGGGAAAAAAGAGATGGTAGGTGCCATTAAATCTTGGGGAGGTCGTGACTACAAGAAAGTCGCTGACGGTAAATGGGTTCCAGTTACTGAAGGAAAATCTTCATCAAAGCCAGAAACGGTTGCAGGAAAACATTATAGTGATATGAACAAGGAAGAGTTGCATATGGCGGCATCTAAATTGGGAATATCAAACCATGAGGATTTGGGAGTGAAAGAGTTAAGGTCGAAGGTAGCTGATCATATAATTAATAGCAACATAAAGCGAGGAATTGAGCAGATGCGATCTAATCAAAAGTAGATGATACCTGTTCTTATAGATACAAGAGATGTTGCTGCGGAGTTCAATCTTACGAGAGAAGACGTCAATGCAATGGTATCCTCAACTATAAAAAGCTTAACAGCTACATTTGCCCGCAACTGGGATAGTGTAGCAAAACAATCTCTCGGAAGCACTCGACAAATTTACCGTTCCAGCATTGTAGTAGGAGAGCAGGGGCCATTTACTGGCTACGTAATGTTAGTTAATCAACTACCCAACATGATCGAATCTGGAGCAGCTCCATTTGACATGAAAGTAGGATTCTCTCAAAGTTCAAAGAGGAAAAGTTCTAAAGGAGGGGGTTGGTACTTGACTGTACCGTTTAGAATGGCAACGCCAGGATCTCTCGGTGAAAGTGAAGCATTCTCTTCTGTTATGCCACAAACTGTTTATGCAGCGGTTAAATCAAAGCAAACACAACAAACTGCATTAGGAGGAACTACACAACAAGGAAGAGGTCTTTCTGCAAGTGAAATTCCTTCCGACTATCAAATTCCAAAGTCGCGAGCAATGATTCAAGCTCAAGATAAGGTGTTTGAAGAATATAAACACAAACACAGTATTTATGAGGGACTGAGAAAGGGCTCTAAAACATATCAAAGCGCCACACAAGGACAGTATGTTACGTTTAGACGTGTAAGTAGTAATTCAGATGCAAATTCGTGGATCAATAAAGGACTACAAGCAAGAAATCTTGCAGAGCGAGCATTGGCTATGACCAATATTCCTGTCGAAGTAGATAGGTCTGTTGATAAATTTTTACAATCTTTAGGTTTTTAATTATGGGAATTCTTGTACCGGAAATAGTATTATTCAACCTCATAGAGAGTACTCTGGAGGCAATTCGCGTAGACTTTAAGTCATATCCCGACGAAAGACAAACTATACTGTATTCGTATTTTGGTGATCTACCGGTAATTAAGGGTAAGTGGAATTGGTTTCAACAAGCAAAAGATTTATTCTTGAGAGAAGATGATCATCCTCGCAAGATGGGTACAGAAATGTTCTTCAATTCAGAAAGAATGACAATACCTACAATTCACATCACACTACCCTCAGAAATGGCCAGTGCAGATGGTATTGGAATAGATGAAGGATATGAAGACAATTTGGTCGATTCGATTCAAGGACAGCTCCGTCCGCAATTTACAAGAATGTTTGAAACTCAATATCAATTGATAATTACTTCAGACAATACGCTGGAAGTGCAATTGATGTATACGGTACTGAGAGGAATGATTATTGGGCTACTTGCTCAGTTCGAATTCGCAGGTCTGCGAAATATGAAATTGAGTGGGCAAGATTTAAGGCTCGACTCTTCGATAGTACCTCAAAACCTATTCACAAGATCTTTAGGTTTAAGATTTCAATACGAAGTAGTAGCTCCAAGCTTTTACGATCAACAGATATTCAACTCAATCAACATGGGAATAGTTACACCAACACAAATATAAATATGGCAAAAAGAATGACTCAACCTTCATTAGATGGATCTAATGACGTAATCAATACTCTTCCAGTTAGAGAGAAGAGTGTAAGTGCAGCTCAAGCGGGCAAGACTTTTGGATTGAATTCTCGCTACGATTTACACCTACAAAAAAAGTATGGAATGAGAGTAGAGACGATTAAATCTTGGGCACTACTTTTTAAAGAAGAAGGATTGCTTGAGGAGGACTCAAAATTTTTGGTGTAATTTACACTATTGTTTTTAATACGTATTTTCACAAAAACCCAATAAAGCATGTCAACTCAGTTTATTTTTGGCGGTAAAGTTATCAAACAGCCTGGAACTTATGCGCAAACACTATCAGGAATTCAAAATCCTGCACTGGCTCTTTCTTATGGTAATGTTCTTATCATAGATACGGGATCAGGTGCTGGCTTTGGATCAGGTGCTGGTATTGCAGGAACTTTAGCTTCTGCAAAAGATGCAGTCTATGCATTTGATAATATTAATGACTTCAGAAGTCGCGTCAAAGGTGGACTTTGGTGGAGATTAGCTGAACCTCTATTCCGCCCTGCAGGTAGTGGTATCAACGGAATCAGTAGAGCTTATGTGGTGAAAGCTGCAGCAACGGTTCCTGCTGAATTAAGTTATACATTTACTGGAGGAGGATCTGCTGGAGGTGCATTCACTCTTCAAGTAAAAGATGAAGGTTTGGTTGGAAACGGTATTGAAGGTAACGCTACAAAAGCTGTAGGAAGTTTTACAGTCGCTACTGTTGTTACTGGAGATATTTTTGCAGTAAAGGTTAATGAAGGTGCTGGATTGATTACTTTAGGTTCTCGTACAGTGACTGGAATAGATACGCCAACTACGGTTGCAGCAGCTCTTGCTACAGCAATCAATGCTGAATCACATAAATATGCAGCATCAAGTGTTGCAGGTTTAGTTACAGTTACAGCTCGTAATCCTCAAGCACTTGAGGGATGTAGTGATTGGAATACAATGCCATTAACTGTCGCAATCACAGGAACGTCTACGACGTCTGGATTAGCTTCATTTGCTGGAGGAGTAGATGGTACTTTATTGACGCAAGGATTTGGAGCAACGATGGAGGCAGGAACTGTCGACACAGCTAAATTCGTATTGAAGTTTTGGGTAGGAGGTTTCACTGGATTAGATTCAGATTCAGATCCTTACTCTGGTGTTTCTGCAGTTAATTCTGCTCCAGTATTGTTGGCAAAATCACCTGAGTTTGCAAATGTAGCAGATTTGTTTGTGTGGTTAAATGCAAACGCTACTTTAGGTCAATTCTTCAAAGTGAAAACAACAACAACTACCGGAACTGGAGTTGTTACTACAGCAGATTTAACTGCAAATGCAGGAAACAATAAAGCTTTCGGAGGTACAGAAACGTACAACTCTACTCATCTTCAAACTGTTTTAGATAACATTGCAGATTTAGATTTTACGTTTATTTTATCCGATCAAGGAGGTGCTTCTGCAATGAGTGCAGACAATGCAACAATCCTATCTCACATCGTTACTGAAGCGAGATATGAGAAGTTTCTTGTAATTGCTGGAGGAGATGACGCAGATACTTTCACGTCACAATCAATTGCTGCTGCGAAGTATTGGGACAACGATAGAGTAGTTGTAGTTCATGGAGGACCTTTAGTTGCATCGACTTTATCTCCAACTGGATTTAAGAAATATGCTGCAAATTATAAAGCTGCAGGTGTGTTAGGACGTATTTGCGGCCTTGAACCACAAATCCCAGGTACATTTAAACATTTGAAAATTGACGGCGAGAGACATCAGTTAAATTCAAAAGACGTTGATATTGCATTGGCGGCTGGATTGTTAGTTACTCGTTTCGATACAGAATTAACGAACTTCGTTATCGTTCAATCGATCAATACGCTACAACAAAACGAATTCCTTGTCAATGAAGATGGAACATCTCACGACATTGGAATTAAACGTATTGCGGCTCAGTTGAATAAAGAGATTGTAATCAATGCAAAAAAACAATTACTTGGAGCTGAAAATGGACCGAACAGAAATACACTTTCTGCTGTTGTTGTTGCAAGTTGGTTGAGTGCTTATTTAGATCGTCGTACTGCAGATGTTTCTACAGACAACTTGATCTTAGGACACCAAGACATTATTGTAACAGAGCAAGGAGATGCGATCTTTATCAGTTACGGATTTATTCCAAATGGACCGGTAAATAAGTTATTCTTCACTGGATTTATCTTAAATTAATATTAACGAATCTCTAAAATAAAAAGATATGGCAAGTAGAGTAATGACGGCACCTTTGGCTGTTATAATGAAGGGTACTCAGGTGATTGGTAAGATGAAGAATATTCGTGTTACCGAAACTATCCGAAGAGGACGTGTTTCTGGTTTAGGTTCTTTGACTCCACAAGAGTTACCGGCACTTGAATGGAACGGTACATTAAACTGTCAATTCTATATGATTGACATGAAGGTATCGGGAATTCCTGGAGCAAATCCAAGAGGAGTTACTGCAAACGCTCAAGAGTATATCGATAACGTATTGTTGGAGGAATCTGGAGTAGATATTGTTATCTATAAGAAAGTTGCTCAATTCGCTGCAGGCATTCCTGTAGTTGACGCTACAACTGGATTAGTAAAGGCAGATACATTGAAAGAGTTTGCAAAAATCAATAGCGCTTTTGTAGATAGAGAGGGGTTTGATATTACAGAGGGTCAAATTTCTGGAAAAGATCAAGACTTCACCTACATGAGTCCGATCTTATATACTGTATAAGATTAAAAATCTTTATTGTGCAAAAGAAGGTACGGCATTATCAAATGTCCGTACCTTTGCTGTATTCATAAATTCATTAAAAAATTGTAAAAATGCAAAGACATTTATCGTTCACAGTAAAGGGTAACACTTATCCAGTAAACTTTCCAACCGTAGCTCAATTTATTGACATCGAATCAACTAAAGCTAAGTTAGCTGGAGATGCATATCAAGATATGATGAGAGTGGGTACTTTCATGTCCGTAAAGGCGCTTGATTTAATCGATATGACGGCGAATTTGACAGTTCTATGTCCAGAGCTTTTGAAAGATGCAAAAGCCTCTTCAATCTTGGCAATGGATCTTCTTGATGCAAAAGAATTATTAGCAGCTTATGTTGATCAATTCGTTCCTTGGTTGGTTGCATGGCAAAAGGTATTGAATACGATTGAAAAGTCAGACGATGTTGTCGATGAGTCGATCGAGGAAGATTTCTCTGAAACTGAAGATTAATGAAACCAGCTCTTGTTAATGTCAAGAGCTTCATTTATTGGTGGAATTCAACGTATCCGATTGATCGATGGTGGCGTGAGAAATACAAAGTCTCATTCAATTCAGAGGCTCATCGAGCGATGAATTTCATCGACATGAAGCTGGAATTTGAGGAAGATTTAATGTATGCAGAGCTTCGTAAAGAGAAGCGAGAAGAGCAGATATATCGACCAGGACATGGTGATTGGTTGAAAAAACGTAAAGCGTTAAAGATGAGTAATCGAGAAGTTGATGACTTATTTGATAATTTCGATATCGGAAACGTACAAAGAGCGGATAATGGCGATATAATGATTTAAAATGGCAGATAGCAATAAAAGAGTCACCTTTACCGGTGTAGATAATGGAGTAGAGTCGATGATGCAACGCCTTAGGGCATCTGCAGAAACGACTACGCGTGACTTGATTCGTCAAGCGAGAAATTACTCTACATCAGGAAAAGAAGTTGTTCAATATATCGAAGAAGAGATTCGAGCAATTGAGAAACGCAACAAGACTTATGCGGCAGCGCAGCAACTTCAACTTCAACAAGAGAAGTCTGTCGCGATGTCGAAAGCTAAAGACGATAAAGGTCGTGCGGCTGTAACGAAAGAATTTGCAGGAAAGGCTCAAGCACTCTCTTTAGAGTTGAAAGAGGATAAAATGCAACTCGATTTGATGCGCGAATTGATCGATACCGTTCGATCTTCAGCAAAGCAACAAATCTCAGAAGATCGCAAAGGTGTTGAGGCGCAATTAGATGCAAATGAAAACCTCTCTCAACGTGGATTGGCTGAAAATGCCGATGAGATGGATGAGCTTCGTCAAACTGTTCAACGTCAGGCGATGGGCGATGAAGATGAGACTGCGAAGAAGGAAGATGATGCTTATCGTAGATCGAGAGGTCAAAAAGTTGAACAAATAGCCAATAGAACTGCACAGGTTGCTGGATCAGATAATGAAATCTACATGCTTGCTTCATTGGCTGCGATGATTCCTTTAGTTGGGCAGGGTGTTTCGATGCTTGCTCAAAAATTCATGCAAAAGGGTGAAGAGTTAGATCGCGCCACTGGTGCATTATCAGCCATATCTGGACAAACATTAGGTCCAACGATGAGTGAGGCGGGAGATTGGACGGAAGGTATAGGCTACAATAAATCAAAAAATTACGGAAAGACTCAAGCTGAGTTTATGCAAGGATACGTCATTCCATTAGTGCGAGCGCAAGGAACGGCAAAAACAAGCGAACAAGAAGCTTTATTTGGTCTTCAAGCTGAGCGAGGCTTAGGTCTCGATATGGGAGCACAAGCTGCAGCAGCAAGATCTGGAAGAAATGATACAACTTACTCCAATAACGAAGAACGTATTCGAGGTATTATGGGTGCATTCTCTTCATCTCTTCTTCCTGGAGAAGATATGTCTATGTTACCTGAATTGTTGGAGATTAACAATAGATTGACACAAGAACAATCTGCCCACTTAGGTAAGATTGATTCTGGAATCAATGTGCGATTAGCTGCGGGCATTGCAAACGTTTCATCTTTCAAAGATCCATCTACGATTGCCAATATGGTAAGTGCAATGGACGCAGCAACGCGAACACCTGCAAATCAATACACTCAGGCAACGCAATATTCAGTTATGCGTCAATTGAATCCAAATGCATCTTTATGGGATTTGAAAATGATGCAAGATGAGGGTATTCAAGATCCGAGAGTATTGTCTGGATTGTTAGGACGAGCCAAATCTGCTACTGGAGACAATAAGGATCGATTCATGTTAGAAGCTCAAGCGATAATGCCTGGAATGTCTCCAAAACAAATCAATGAAATTGCAGGATATTACTTTAAGCATGGAAAATTACCAAGCGATGGAGGTAGGTCAGGTATAGACGTTGCTGCGAAGGCTTACGCAAATACTGGTACGATGGAGAGACAGACTGCTGATTTAGATGAATGGTTTGGTCGTAAAGGTAAGATGGCTAACGACTATTTAGAAAATAAAATGGAAGATTTCGGTAAGGTAACTGAGGCATTCAGTAACGGTCTATTTAGTGGAGTTAGTGCACTGGGTACTTTTACGAAAGGATTGTTAGATTTTGAATCTGCGCTTGGTGGTAAAAACAATAATGGTGTAGTAAAGTAGTCATGGCAAATAAAAAATACATTTGGTATACACATAACGATAGTGAAATTACTAACGTTGACCAGCTACTTGAGAGTGCTTTGGGAATTGTCGTTCCATTCGATCCTACAACAAAAACGGGAATGACTGCCTTGATGGTACTTGATTACGATGTAGATGGAGTTCGCAATAGAGATAGAATTTTCTCTCTTTATAAAGAAAGTGACATTGCAGATGTTGGTAGTGTTGCTGAATCAATAAATGGATCTTCTCGATTGCCTTTAGGTTCACGCTTAGCTGTTCCCGAAGAAAGTATATTCAAAGAAACTCTTGCAGTTACTGGTCAAAATCAATTAGTTGAACAGAAAGATTATAAAACATTCATTACATCGACACATAAGCAATTACTTGAACATCCGGGATATAAGTTATTGAATCGAAGTGTAAATAAATCCCAAGGAGGCGTTCGCTATTCTCATCCAAACATTACTGTATGGATGTGGGTCCGTGCACTTACAGATGAGGCGATTTCTACAGATCCAGATCCAAATAAATCTCCAAGTCCAGGCGGGAAGTATATTGACATTTCTGCATTCATAATGAATTGTGATATGGCCAATGCTGAAAATGGAGGAAACTTCTCATTGACGGTGGCACCTATTCCTGTAATTGGAAGTAAAAATGGATGGAAGATTGATCGAAAGTCAGATAGTGGATCTACAGAGATAGTTAATACAACGCTACAC